CGGAGACGTGCGACCAGCTCCCGACGCTCGGTAAGAGTGCCGGAATTTGGGATCACGATCTCGAAAGTACCGATGTGCGTCCGATCGAGCGCACCAGTAATGCCGTTGATGGAGGGGTAGGTTATCTTGCCCTGCACCTTACGCACACCAGTTGCAAGCGGCGACGACTTACGCGTCAACGAGGCATAGGCAGTACCGAGGAACGTACCCTGTGAGCGATCAGCCCACTTGGCATATTCACCGGTCTTGACCGTGTCTACAGCGAACGCCTGTTCGACCGCCGCATGATTTTTCAACTGGAGAGTAGCAGCTGCTGCCATTGTATTGCTCCTTATAAAGGAATTATTTTCGAGACGCGAGTTGCGACAGAATCGCTAACGCGTCGAGAGAGTTGGTGGCCGTGAAATTCCATGCAACACTGGGTAATGCTGTCACGAAATCGTCTAGCACGGTACGTGTGAACGCGATACTTTCGCTCTCCATGTAGGGGTAACCGTTTATGGCACCCTTATGTTGAGGAGCGTCTGTACCTGCCCACACACCTATTGGTGTTACGGTTCTTGTGAACGTCTGCTTTCTGACAACGCAGCCATCAACAAAAGTCTTGCCGATAAAGGCAGTCATGTTGTTGAGGACTTCACCGATGTTGATCAGCTTATCGATCACAAAAGAGAACGCAACGGTTTCCCAAGCCACCGACGCTAGGTTTAGCAATCCTAGCTGGTTAAGCTTGGACAACTGTCCACTCGGAATGGTGAATTTGTACACCACAACAACCTCGTTGGTAATGCTGTCAGAGACGAGCACATCCCACCAAGTATTGATGTTCCGTTGGTCAGTCGACCCAGATAGCCTCGTCGTCCAGTTAATTCCACCGCCATCTTCTACACCCCGCACTTTCACGCGGCGCACAGGAGGATGGTCGATAAATTGCTGGGCAAGGTGCCTTACAGCACCATCGATGTCTTGGACGAGTAGACGCCAGCCGTACCGATACTCCAACCAGTTATCCCGGAAGTTTCTCTTCTTACCTGCCTTACTAGGTTTCGCGATACCGAGGTGATCAGCAGCTTGCTGCCAATTACCACGACGAGCGGACCTGTATGCCTGACCGAGATCCCTGACAGTCTTGCAAACATGTCAAAGGTTTTCCCGGCTTCGGAGGCAGCAACACCTAGGTTCACGGTGCTGTCGCCCACTTTGCTCGCAGCTTTCTGGAACATTGCG